CTGAATGGTGCCTTGACCTTGGGTTGGATACCAAGGCAGTCAAGATGATTGAGGGCATGAACCCCTCTGCATCTGTCAAGGACGGTAAGAAGAAGAACCATGCCAGCGGTGGTCCGTTCTTCAAGTTCAAGAAGAATGCCTTTACCAAATTTGGTAAGGCTCTCCCTCCTCCGCGAGTGGTAGATGCACAGAAGAACGATATCTCTGGCACTGCCATTGGTAACGGGAGCAAGGTCAATGTTCTGTTCCGCTCCAAGGAAGTTGAACAGGGACAGTGGGAAGGTAAGAATGTATTCTACCTAGACGCTGTGCAAGTTCTTGAGCTAGTGGAATACAATACAGGATCGTCAGAAGATTTTGCCACTGTTGACGGGGGCTACCAAGGAGATGAAGACTTCTCAGCAGCTGATGATAAAGGTCTGTAGGTAGTCAGGTATGAGTAGTAAGATTAGTACTCTTCTGGATGACATAGGTTATCGGTTAGAGGAGGGAACGGTTCCAGAAGAGGCTAATCTTACTCTCTTTTTGGATGAACTAAAGGAGGTGATGCAAAACTTTTTTGTTGAAGAGTCAAGTCGTGACAGCACGGGTAAGCTGCGGCTCTCAGCAGTGGGGAGAGAGGACAGAAAGCTCTGGTATGATTACAAAGGGTATGAAAAAGAGAAGCTAACAACAGACCTAAAGATTAGATTTTGTCTGGGTCACATACTAGAAGCTTTCGTCCTTCTTCTTGCCAGAGAAGCGGGACACACAGTGGAAGACTGTCAGAAAGAAGTAGCTGTCTCAGGTGTAAAGGGACACATTGACTGTCTGATAGACGGAGAACTGGTAGATGTAAAGTCTGCTTCTCCCTATGGATTTAAAAAGTTTGTTGACGGTTCCCTTGTCCACGGAGATGATCCCTTTGGTTATATGTACCAGCTTAGTTCCTACGGAGCAGCACTAGGAAAGGAGCGAGGGTACTTCCTTGCCATTGACAAGAGCGGCGGGGGTATGACTTTACTAGATGTACCGCTGGACACAGTGGACCCCTCTGAAAGAATAAATTATTTAAAGGATACTCTACCTGATGACGAGCCTCCTCCCAAGTGTTACCCAGAGGTAGAGGAAGCATCAGGTAACAGAAAACTAGGATTCAATTGTAAGTTCTGTGACTTCAAGGTGGAGTGCTGGAAGGACGCCAACAACGGGGCAGGTCTAAGGAAGTATAACTATTCCCGTGGGCCTGAGTACTTTACTCACATATCCAAGGAACCCAGAGTAGAGGAGGACTTCTTTTAATGAGCGCAAGACCAGATCAATCTATTATACTTTCTTATCAGGAGTGTAAGTTCTGTAAATCTTCTGATGGTTTTGTCTTCTATGACAGTCACGGTTACTGTTATCATTGTAATGAGATATGGTTCGGAGAGGACTACGATAAAACATTGGAGGATATGCACAGAATGCACTGGACTTTTAGAGATGACAAGACAAGGGTCCCTGACCCAGATAATTATTTTGGTTTTGTTTATATTATCACCAATAAGAAAAACCACAGGAAGTACATAGGGTGTAAGCAGTACTGGCAGATGCGGCACCGGAAAAAGTACAAGCCCTCCAACTGGAGAGTGTATACCTCTTCCTCCAAAGAACTATGTGAAGAGATAGATAAGATTGGTAAGAGAAACTTTAAGTTTGAAATCATACAAGAGTACGAGACCAAGCGAGGCTTGCACTACTATGAACAGTATTATCAGATGAAGTACCATGTGCTCACCGCTGTGCTGGAGGGAACAGACCAGAAGGAATACTATAACAAGAACGTAGGTGGTATTAGATTTTATTGTCCTCTGGAAACATATAAAGACCCTGCATATGTAAAGAAGCAAAGTGAAAAATCTAAAGCTAGGTGGGCTGATCCTGAGTACAGAACAAAGGCTACTAAGGCACGGTGCAAAGGTCCTTACAAAATTACTTTTAATACTGGAAAAGAAATTGTAGTTGATAACTTAGTAGGGTGGGGAAAAGATAATAATTATTATGGCCATAATTTAATACAACTTGTAAACAAAAAACCCATGAAAACTGTTAAAGGTAAAAAGTATTATAGAAAGAGGGTGAAGGACATAGTAAAGGTAGAGAGAGTGGGAGAACAAACCAGTGACATGGGGTACTAGCTATGAAGGTTCTTCGTTTGCTCTTGACTCTGTACTGGAAGAAGGCATACATGATACGCACTCGCCTGAAAGGGTACTGTTTTTATGTGTAATACTACAGCAGCTACTGGACGCCACCAAGCCAGTGCACATAAACGACAGCACCTATACCTCCCTCAGCAGGGAACACGCCAGATCGTGGCTCACAGCAGAGGTAGGGGTAACCGCAGAGGACAAAGAAACTGTATGTTTTCTTGCAGGAATTGAACCAGAGGCCTTGACAACCTATGCAAAAAAGATTATAGATACCAAGGAAGTTACGTTTATACGCAAAAGAATCAACGCAATACTACATGAACCTATTATCAAAGAGGAGGAAAGACCAGAGAATGAAGACACCAACAGAAAATCAGGTGGGTGGTACGCACTATAAAGACTGTAAAATTCAGCCTGTGGAATATATTCACCGGAACGGGCTTGGTTTTCTGGAGGGTAACATAGTAAAATATATTACCCGTCATCGTACCAAGGGTGAAGGTGCCTTGGATATTCTCAAAGTCAAGCACTATGCAGACTTGATTCTTCAGCTTGAATATGATATGACCACAGAGGAAGACAATGTTCTCCTCTCACAAGAGGTACATTCCACATGGAACCCAGACTCTACATAAGTGACGAGTATATAATCTTTGAGGGAGAACCCGTGGCAAAGATTTGGGACGGGGCTTGTGAAATAGCTGTTAAAAAGTTTGAATACTTTGTACAGGATATAGAGGAGATTACAGAAAATGCAGCAGACCCATGCTCAAACCAAGATGAACGGAGCAATAACCTTACCAACTAACTATCAATCTTTTATACATATGTCCCGCTACTCCCGATGGTTAGAAGAGGAGGGGAGGAGAGAGACTTGGGAAGAAACCATTGACAGGTATCTGTCTTTCATGGTGGAACACCTACAAGAAAATTATTCTTATTCTCTTTTCGGCATAGAGTTAGCTGATCTGAGGAGGGGAATGTTAAACCTAGAAGTACTAGGTTCTATGAGAGCACTGATGACCGCTGGTCCTGCGCTCAAGAGAGAGAACGTGGCAGGGTACAACTGCTCCTACCTACCTGTGGATTCACCTCGGTCCTTTGACGAGTGCCTGTATATCCTGATGAACGGCACAGGCGTGGGCTTCTCTGTGGAGCGGCAGTACATTGGTAAGCTCCCCACTATACCGGACCAAGAGTTTGAGAACACAGACGATGTTGTCTCTGTTGCTGACTCCAAAGAGGGATGGGCCAGAGCTTTGCGTGATCTTATTTCTCTCCTCTACACCAACAGGATACCCAAGATAGATGTAAGTAAAGTGAGACCCGCCGGGGCAAGACTTAAAACTTTTGGAGGGAGAGCATCAGGACCTGCTCCTCTGGAAGAACTGTTTGACTTCACCATTAAGACGTTTAAAAAAGCCAAGGGACGCAAGCTCACCTCTATTGAGTGCCATGACATCATGTGTAAGGTAGGACAAGTGGTAGTGGTAGGAGGCGTCAGAAGGTCTGCCCTGATCTCCCTGTCTAACCTCACTGATGAGCGTATGCGTATGGCTAAGTCAGGTGACTGGTGGGTGGACAACCAACAGAGAGCACTCTCCAATAACTCTGTCTGCTACACAGAGCGCCCTGACATGGGTATCTTTATGAAGGAGTGGCTTTCCCTCTACGAAAGCAAGAGCGGAGAGCGGGGCATCTTCAACCGTGCCTCTGCACAGGAGAAAGCAGCGTCCAACGGTAGGCGTGATGGAGACGTAGACTTTGGGACCAACCCCTGTTGTGAGATTATCCTTAGACCTTATCAGTTCTGTAATCTTTCAGAGGTTATTTGCAGAGCAGACGACACCATCACCACGCTGAAGAATAAGATCAAGCTGGCCACTATCCTAGGTACCTTCCAGTCCACGCTGACAGACTTTGGTTACCTGCGTAAGCGGTGGAAGGATACCACAGAGGAAGAGCGTCTGCTAGGTGTATCACTGACAGGGATCATGGACTGCCCCGCTGTGTACAACGCCACCCCAGAGGCACTACAACAGTTGAGAGATGTAGCTGTTAAGACTAACAAGAAACTGGCAGAGAAGATAGGGATCAAGCAGAGTGCCGCTGTCACCTGTGTCAAACCTTCTGGCACTGTGTCTCAGCTTGTGGACGCTGCCTCTGGTATTCATGCAAGACATAATCCTTATTACGTCAGAACAGTCAGGGGAGATAACAAGGACCCACTGACCATGTTTATGAAGG